CTTTCTTCATCTGAATACTTTTTCCAAAGTTTAGCTGCATTTACATAACCAGCATTGTCTAACCAAAGAGACATTGCTAAATAAATGCGAGAAGATTGATCTTCTTGTTGTACACGATAATTCAAAAAACTAATACAAGACTCATCGATTAAAGGATTTTTACCTTTTGTAGGAGGTGTTTTAATTCCTGTTTTAATAGGAGCTGCAGTTGCTTCAGATCCTTTTGTACTAAAAATAGTAGGTCTGGGTATTTTTTGTATGGCCATGATTAACTATTTAATTGGACATTTTGCTGTCCTCTTTGATATTGTGTTATTGATTCTATATCTCCAGCAAGAATGGTAGCTGCTTGATCAACAATAATCTCAGCAATATCGTCTTTTAATTCGCATTCTTGATCTGCTAAATTAATAGTACCTGTGCTTGGATTTATACAATCTTTAAAAAGAACTTCTACAGGTTTTCTAAAATATGTAAGTGTAAAATCTGTAATTTCAAATTCATCATTTGTGTACACTCTCACTGTATTTCCTACAAGTGTAGCTAATGTTTCTCCCCATTCAAAACTAGGGCCTTTTGTATCACTTGTAAGAAGAATGCCCATGTTTGCTTCTTCTGTTTGATATATAACCATTCTTCTCTTATCTGTACAACAATCTTTTGTAGCAAACGCATCTACACGTACATAGTATAAATAATCATCAGGAAGTTCGCCTTCATAAAAATACTTTTTATCAACAGGGTCAACTTTTTTACTTTTTAAAAGAACTTGTAAGTCATCCACAAGACCTGTAGATTGTTCAGATCCTTCTTTTCTAGTATTTATACCATAAATCTGTCTACGTATCCACTCCAATTGAGCTTTATTAACAGCTTCTTGTATTTGCCAACATTCTATATTATCATAATCAAATGAAGCAAGTTTATTAAGACGCTGTTTAATTTTTATTTGTAGAAGATTGTTATTCATATTAACATTTCCATTTACGCAGAGCTTTGTTTATTCTGCTATTAGGATCTCTAGCTGTTTCAGCTGATGTATTTTTTTTCTTGTGCCCTTCCATTCTAGCACAAAATGACTTTTTTCTAGAACCTCCTTGAGGTTGAGGTGGTTTTAAATTACCACCTGTCTCTCTATTATAAGAAGCTCTACCCTTAGCATTTAAACCACCAGAGGGTGATTTTCCTTCTTTACGTTGCCAAGCTGGAGACTTTGCCATTATTTTTTCTTTTTAGCTTTTGGATAGGGATTTTCTTTATGCCATTTTTTTGTTGCTGCAACACCTTGAGCTACAGTTTTTGCTCCAGCTTTTTTAGTAAGATCAATCGTGTCCCATTCTCCTTTATCTTTAGTAGGATGATTCACCATAATGTTTCCTACCTTACCCTTACCTTTATCAATAGTTTTTTTATAAACTATATGTTTTTCTCCACCAGCTGATACTTTTTTAGCTCCCTTTGGCATTCTTATTTTTTTAAACGTCTAGGAGTTCCACAACTACCACCCATTTTCATTTTGGGTTTACTTCCTTTTGCACCTGCAATTTTATCTGCAAACGTTGCCTTATTATAAGGAGGTGCTAAAGCTGCAAATTTTTTAGAAGATTTGTTTGCCATTATTTTTTAGTTTTAGCTTTTATTTTCTTTTCTTGTTTAAGCATCTCAGCTGTAGGCTTCTTACCAGATCCTTTAGCTGCACGAATGTTGTCCCATAGCCCACGTTGGCTATAGGACCCATCCTTGCGTTTTATCATTTCTTTAGCCATTTTATTTATTTTTAGCCATTGATTTAAACGTCTTAGCTAGATTATAACGTTTTGTACCAGGACGACATGTTGGACCTCCAAATTTAGATCCAGTACAAACACCTTCAGTACCACGTTTTTTAATGCTTTTTGTAGCTGCTTGAATCCATTTTTTCTCTGCCATATTATTTCTTTTTAGAAGATGAGCGAGATGTCATGGGTTTGGAAACAATACCACCAAGCATTGCAACTTGTTGTTTTGCGTATTTTTGTGCAGCAGCTAATCTACTTTTATTAGCTTCAATTTCTTTAGCTTGACGAAGTGTATCAAGATCCCATTTAGCTTGCATTTCTTTATCAATTCCAATTGATATGCTTTTCTTTGCCATAACTATTTCTTTTTAGACTTAGTAATAGATCCACCTTTTTTCATACGATACGAAGGAGGAGTAGGCTTTACAGGTTGTTCTGGGTTTTTAAATAAATCTTCTGCTTTTCTTTTATAATCAAAAGGTGAAATTGTTTTAGGATTTGGCTTTGATACTTTAAAACCTTTAGGAAATGAATGAGGAATTGTTGTTGTTATAGTAGTTCCACCACCTTGATACTTTTTAATAGATTTTGATGTAATTGTTTTCTTTTTCATTTTTTTTATTTTAATAGTTATTTATTCCAATATTGTTCTACTTTTTTAGTAAGATCTACAAGAATTTCTTCATTAAGAGGATTCTTAAGATACTCCACTACATCAGATTGTGTACGTCCTAACATTGTAGTGGTAGCCATATGATAGATGAATCCATCAGCTTTTGTAGCAATCATCTTATAATAATGAGCATCTTTTACAAGAGCACGAATTTTAAGAGATTCCATATCTAGTCCTACAACTTCAAGAAACTTCTCTGCTGTTTTGCGTTTGTTCTTTTCTAAAAGATCACCATTGATGTATTTATCCATGTTATCATAAATAACATCGTTTGGTGTGGACTTTTTATATTGTGCACTATTAGGATCTAATAGCTTAGCAACATAGAAAAGTTTATTTGTATTCTTATCAAAGAGCTTTTGAAGTTCAGCAAGAGATTTATTTCTAAGCTTCTTAACTTCTGTATTTGTAGAAACTGTTTCCTCCAACTTATCTAAAAAGAACTTAGGAGGAACTGGCATCTTACGAGCATCATCTAGTGACTTAGCAACCATTGAAAATCCTCCAGCTTCAATTGCGTATAGTTTAATAAGATCATATGGATCTTTTTCTGGCTCTAAATGCAATGGTTCATTTCCAACACGAATTACAATCTTATCCCAAAGATTACTGTTATTAGGACCAGCAATTTTAACTTTATTCCAAAAGTCTACATCTTCAGGATCAAGAACATTTGCTGCTAACACCTTTTCTAAATGGCAAACTACCTTTCTAATTTCTTTCACTTTAGCTTCTTGTTCATCTAAAGGAAGATCTTTAATTTCAGGAGCAAACTCATTTAGTCCAGTGAGGTAACGTTTAATTCCGTTAATCTCTAAACAAGCAAGTTGTTCTTCATGTACAGCGCCATCAAAGAGCGTTAAACCATATTTTTGCAACCCCATGTTATCTACATTGGCATCAAAAAAAGGTCTTACAGCAATACTTGATTTTTTGTTTTGTGGATACTTCTCCACGATAGTTACACTACTCATGTTTGGTTTTTATTGGTTTATAAGATGGTTACAATATGTAACCAATTAGTCTAATATTTTTGAGATGAGGCTTTGTTTAACCTGATCTTCTTTATTTTTTTCTGCTCTAGATTTAGCTTTAGCAAATTCAACATCAGTGAGCATTAAAGACTCAACTTTACCATCCACCTTTACTAATACAGTAAGATATGTGTCATTCTCATTTGTAAAGTTAGTAGCTTTCCTATTCTTAATACGAATAACTCTACCAATTCTTGTAAAGATTTCAAATTGCATATTAATCAATTTTAACAAGTTCGTAATAAAGATACAAATTATCCCAAGAAGATGCTGCATCAAGATTTTTAATCTCAATTAAAAATCTTCACTTTCCTTCCATTGTTGCTTAAGAGCAATATCTGGACTACCAGGAACTTGAATGAGTTTTTTTAAAGAAATCATTTATTTATGATTTAGAACCTAATGAGAGTTGCGAACTCTCCAAGTGATCTGCTTGGTGCGCATACAATAGGTTTAGGAAAGGAATATGTTAAATTCCCTTAGTTTTCAAAGGGTTATTTTTTCTTTTTACCTACAGAAGCTGTAGATTGTGTTTTGTTTCCAGGTAATGTTGCACCTTTATTAACACCTACCATTACACCTTTAGACTTAGACTTTTCAGCCCAAGAAGGAGCTGTAGATTTTGGAGTTTTAGGATTTCCAGCCATTGTTTAGTTTTTAAATTGTTATTAATATATAAAGACCTGGGTGCTGATCTTACGGGAAGCAACCCAGGTACTGTTATAATTAGAATGAACCACCAGTAACAGGATTGCGCATAACAATCTTCAACACCTTGGTAGGATCTTTCACCCAAATTGCAGGCATTGTTTGTGTCATGAATACGCGATATCCATTGAATTGTCCACTAGATTGGAAACCTTGAGTACGACCCATGTAGTCCATAGTACCATTTTGGTAGAACCACTTAAGTTGATTATCCCAAGAAAGTTTCAACAAGTAGATGTTATCATTTGTGTTATCAGTGATATCGAAAATGATAAAGTTGTAAGAAGAAAGTGGGAAACCATCAATGATTGGATTCTCAATATCATTAGTGTGTACGTTATCAAATGCAGGATTTAGTACAAACTTAACGTTAGCCAAGAAAGGAATTACGTAGCTAGTGTAGGCAAATCCAAAGTTTAGATCAAGACCTTTACCAGTTACAGCTCCAAGTTCATGAGCATTAAGAACCAAACCAGAGTTAACAGCTTCACGCTTAATAGCTTCGTTAACAAGCTTCATACCACCAATACCAGTTTGAACAATCAAAGAACGTTGAGGATCTGGACCTTTGAACTCCACACGACCATTGAAGAAGTTGAAGATCTCAGATTTAAACAGATCAAGATTGAAAGAACCACGGTTGTAGATACGCTTGTAAGAGTTATCAAGTTGCTTCCAAAGACCCACAGAAAGACGCAGATCATCTGGACCATCTTGCTTAATACGTCCACCTTGTCCCCACATCAAGTAGGTTTCGATGTCATTAGCAATCTTAGTCAGGTGAGCAGCTTCAAGTGTAGTCAAGAAAGTACGCGTGAGTTGTCCTGATTGATAAGCTTTCTTTACATAATCCTTACCAAGCTTAGCAGCCATATCTTCCAAGCTAGTGATAGAAGGATCATTTGTTTTTTCAAAGTTTCTCCAAAGCTCAATTACAGGTACAGTTCCATCAGCTTTCATACCACCTTTCATCATAAGATCAGCACGAGAAGAAATAGAATAGTGTACGTGAGCTTCAGCACCACCTACATAGTTATAGAACTCACGGAAACCTGCACGAACATCTCCCAAATCTGAGAAACGCTCACCATATTCTCCACGAGCACTACCTTTACGAAATACCTTTGTACCAACTTTCAAATATTTGTTATCCAAATATTTAGTGTTGTCGTTGTTTACAAGCTGTACTGTGTAAACAAAACCATCGTTAGTAGGAATAACATCATCAGCTGTGATGTACATTTCCACACCGTTATATTTGTCATAAGTGATGATATCACCATGTCCAAACATACGTCTGTTTAACTTGATTTTAAATGTTTGACCATCAATACCTTTGGTTGCATTCTCTGCTTCAATATCTTCTACAATGTAAGGAAGATCTTGTGCAACAGGAATTTGCCACTTGTATTCACCACGTGCGTTATCTACCATGATAACGTTTTTACCACCAAAGCTGGACATTTGATAAAGAGGCATTTCAACCTTTTGAGCCATAGCCCAAAGGTCAACAGGACCTAAGTCAGTAGGCTCTGCACTCTTCAACATGTTCACCAGGTGGTAAGAGTCTACGTGAGAGCTAGTGTGATACTGCGTGTCACGTAGAAAAATACCATTGTTTAAAACTGGAGTACTCATTTTTCTGTTTTTTAGGGTTTAGAATTTAAATTAACGTTTAAAAATATTTTGCGGTTTAGCGATTTTTCTTGGTCTTTGTTCTTCTTCTTCATAGTATGTTGAAGCATTCTTTCTAGATTGTTCTGTTTTTAACTGTCTAACTGTTTGCTCAACAGCAGCATTTTTACCTTGTTTCTTAAGTTCATTTTTATATGAATCAGGATCAGAAAGTAACCAAAGAGCTTCAGCAATAAGAGGATAGTTTGGTTCAATAAACTGATATCTCTCTAAAAGATGTCCTAAAAGATTTGTAGGACGACCATTGATAGAAGGATATTGAGGTTGAACAAGTCCTGTATATAAAAGAGCTTGTGTTTTTTTATCAAGTCTAAGACCATTGATTTCAGCAGGTCTAAGAGCTTCAAATACATTTTGCATGTATGATTGTGCAGCTTGTTCTTGTTGTTGCTTTCTGTATTCTTGTTCAGCAAGTTGAGCTTGAACAATTTCTTCTTGCATCATATCAAGCTTTGGCTTGAATTGTTTTGCTTTCTTTTCAAGAACTCCAAGATCTTTCCAAGTTTCAATTTCTTCTTCAATTTCATCTGGATTACCAAATTGCGTAGCTTGAAGATAAGAGCGAATGATCATTTCTTGATCATTATCATCTACAGGATTTAAAGATCTAATTTCTTCTGTTTGAGCTAATGCTTGAAATAATCCTTTAAGATCTTGACCACCATCGGCTACATACTTAGCTGCATATTGCAACTCTTCAGGAAGAGACTCAAAGAACTGTTGAGGTGTTTGAGAAGCCACCTCTTGCTTCATATTATCTATATTTGCTTTCCAAAGCTCATCAATATCTTTATCTCCAAGTTTTGCTAAGTAATCATCTAATGATTCTTTGTTTTCATCGTAATCATCAAACGCAAACATTTCGTTTGATTCAATACGTTTTTTCAAAAACTGAACTAAACCTGATCTATCTGTTTTAGGTCTACCACTTTTAGATTTTTGTTCTTCTTCTGGTTGATCTAAAAATTCTTTGTCTAGTTCTTTAAAAACTTCTTTAGCTTTTTCTTTTTCTTCTTCAGATGTTTCTCCATCTTCAGAATCTTCTTTATCTAAAAAACTAAGATCTTGTTTTTTACTTGAAAAGATATTTGGTTTAATGTCTTCAACTTGTTCTGAAGATGGTGTTAGTATACTATCAGCACCAGGGGTTCCTAACCAATTATCAATATCTACATCTACTTGTTCTACAGATGTCTGTACATTTGATTGATTCTCACTCATGTTTGTTGGTTTTTATATTAGTAATATCTACATTTAAAATATACAAAATAAATTTTAAAAATTTAAATATGCATATTTTAAAAGAACAAAGCAATGGATAATAGAGCTATAATTTTATTTCTTCTTTTCAGAAGATTTTTTAACATCGTATTTATTCTTATTTTCTTTAGCTATTTGCAATTGCTTATCTGCTATTTCACGTTGTGTTTGTAGCTTTTGTCTTTCTATATTTAATTTTTGTTCCCCTTGTTCTTTTCTTACTATTTCAGATTCTCTTTTTAAATTCATTTGATCGTTGTATCGTTGTTCATCTTCAATCCTTTCCATAGCATCAAGATAATCAGATTGTAAATTTTGATTTATATCTGATTGAGAACCAAAACCAGCTGAACGAATTTCTGAAACAATAATATTATTTTGTCTATCAAGATCTGCTTGCTCTGCTTTAAATTGCATTTCCATTTGCTTTTCTTTTTCTTGTGCTGCCAACATTTCTTGCTGCATCTTTTGTTGATGTTCTTGTTCAGAGCGTTTAGCATCCATTGTTTTTTGTTCAGCAGCTTTAAGAACTCCTGTAAGTTCTGCTATAGATTCAGATTTAATAATATTACCAAGATCATAAATAGAAGCACCTGTTGTATTGTTTTGTATAGCCAACTGTTTTAGTTGTTCCATTACAGCACGTGTATTTGTTTTTGTTGTGCAATAAATATTTAAATCCCTAAGCAGTAGTTCTGAACCATTTATTTGAAAGTTTACTTTTTCATCAGCTGTAGTGATATATTGTAAACGTAAACTTGGTTTCTTAGAATGATAATATTGTGCAAGATCTGTACGCATTTGATGTACACGAGGCATTAAATTATCACTATGTTGTGTAAAATACTGTTCTGTTTGAGCATAACTAGCACTCATTGCTTGTTCTATACCAGTAGCTGTTTGTTGTTGTGCAATAGGTTGACCCATACGTTGTGGATTTAATCCTATCACTTCAAAAGCTTGTTGTTTAAAATAGTTAGCAAGCTGTATCCTAGACATCAAACGTTGTGTTTGCTCTAAGTTTAACACTTGATAATGCTGAAAATTAAGAGCATTCTCTGTATTAGTGATACTAGTATCCAGAGGAAGCATTTGGAAATTCTTCATTGCTACATATGCCTTAGCCAAATTATTCTTACCCCAATCTTCTCCAAGAGAGTGACGAGGAAGAGCATTTTGGTCAAGCATAATCACTGTACCTAATTCATCTACAAGGATATCAGCAATTTGGTTATTTACAATGTTATACCCAATCTGATATGGCTTCATTAAGTCTACAAGACTTATTGATCGCGTATTGCGATCACCGAACACAGCCCCCTCTACAGGAAGTTTACATCCATAAAGAGTTTCATCTCCTTTAAATTGGAATGGCACTCTACCAGGTTTACCACCATTCATACCTATATAAATAGGATTAATACCACCCATGTTATTCATACCCCAAAACGCTGGACGATTTGGACCAATTTTTATACCACCCCAAACTTCATTAATCCATATCCAATCTACATGCTCTCCAAATATTAAATTTTCTTTTGATTTTTGTTTGTAAACATTTGTATTATAAACAGGTTTATCTGTTATTTTATAATCTTCAGAAATAATATCTTGTATAATTTCTCCTTCATCAGTAATTTTTGTAAGATGGCCCACCTTACGTTGTGATTTCCAATATATTGTAGAAACACGAAGAAGATAGTTTTGACCAAAATCAGCAAAGTCTTCTGAATCAGAAAGTATCATATGTATGATATCTCCTTGACCAAAAAATCTACTATCATACAAAGACATAAATTGTCTATACCCAAGACTTGGCATATGCGTATTCCACTCATGAGATTTTGTAGCATCATAATATGATCCATCATTCTGCATACCTGGAATGATATATCCAGCAGAACGAATAGGATAGATGGCTTCAAGAGCTTCCATTTGTTCTTGATTCATCATCCAACCATACTTATCTATTACATCAGCAACAGACATCAAATCAATTTTTCCTACCCAATTACCTTGGGATATATATCTTGTATCAGGAGATTTATGATAAAATGTAAGAAGAGGGTTCCAAAGTTCAAGTTCATAATCATCTTCCATCAATCTAAAATGCCAAAACTCTCTATCTGTAATAAGCATATCTCTAAATCCACGCTCCTCAAGTTCTTGCATTTTAAATCTTTCTTCATCATTAGCCATTTGGTGCGTAGCCCATTGCTCAATCATTGAACGGTAATCTTTTCTAAAAAATCCTTCTATTTCAGGAAGTCTTTTTAAAGCTTCTGGATCTGATGCTTGTTGTCTTTCTTCTTCAGAAACTTCAATACCAGCATTCATTTTTGTAAAAATAGTTTTCCTTTTTACATCCTCAAGAAGAACTTCTTCAATCATTTGTCGTTTAGCTTCTAACATTTCATTATAAGAAATGTCATCAACAGCTTTAAACATAATACGTGAACTACGCTTTGAAAACTCATTACAAAGCACATTCACTACACTAGGAATAATAGGATAGAACTTAAGCTCAAATGCTGACACATCCTCTTTTGTAAGAGTGTCAATCAAATCAGCCATTTCATTATCCTCTTCAACAATATAATCTGTTTTGTCTATAATACCTCTTGCAAGCTTGTAGTTTTTCATCAACCTACGCGCATTACGCCTAAGTTGTTTTAGTCCTTGCCATTCTAACCAATCTAAGTTCCAAGCACGCCATTGATCATCCTTTTCTTTATCAGATATAAATTGAATAGGTTGGGTGAGAGTACCCATTTTGGTATACTCACTTTTCTTACCACCTTTTAAATCAAGAGCATTATATACTTGCATTTTTTCTAATTTGAAATATCTCTATCAAAATATATGACACGATTTGTTAAATCTTTTGTCCAATATGATGAATCATTTAATAAATATTCATAATTATCTTGGTCAAGATCCTCTTCTTTTAAAAGAAGTAAAGCTTCTTTCAGAGTAACAGCTTCTTCCTTTATAAGTCTTGTAAGAATCTCGATTTTCTTAAGATGTAGGGGACTGTTCATTTTTTATCTTATGTTTTTAAAAGCTCTTCTAGAAGGTGCAGCCATGGTATTTTTACCACCATGAGATTTACCCATATGTCTAAATGGTCCCCAATTTAATTTACTAAATTTTTGGGAACTTTCCAAGTTTTCCTTAGTCTCTATACGCTTAGTGTAACCTCTATTAGACTGTTGCACTTTTGCAAAAGCTACTAGCGAACAAAATGCTACAAGTCTATCCACGTTTAATCCCTCTCTATATGCTTGCATTTCTTTAAGAAGCATAGGATCTGGAATGCGCTCCACGCCATATATTGTCTTAACAATTGTACCATCTGGTAGGGTTTCGTGATCAAGCTCTTCTTGTAAGAATTCAATTCCATAAGATAGAATAGTACCTTTAAATATTGTTCCTACGTTTTTCCATCCATATTGTTGAAATACATTTCTATTAGCACCTATGTCTTTAAGAAATAATATCATATCTTTTGGAACCAAATAACGTTGTTTCTTTTTAGAAATCATGTACTGGATGAATAAAGCTACGTTATTTTCCACTAATGTCCAAGCATTATACCATTCAATCATCATCTCTAAGCGCTCGTGAGTTTTATTAATGTCATCAAATCTACCACACCAACTAGCCACAAGCTTATCACGCTCAATAGTGTTTTTTACTTTTCCTTCACCATCATCTGTTATAACCTCTACAGGATTTTTATATATGTATATAGAACACAAAGACTCAGATGTTGTTGTTTTACCTTCTCCCACAGGATCGACACTAGCATAATACATTCCAAATGTAGGATCTTTACAAGGACGTTCATAAACACATATCACTCCTTCTTTATCCTCAGTTTTTTTAGATATGGGAAATTCAGATATTGGAAGTTTGTTTGAACCTGTAGCAATTATCTTTCCTTCAGCATTTCTCGATAGGTTGAGATATTCTACAGGATACTCCTTATCCATAATCCTCTGCATTTGCTTAGATACAAGATGTGGTGGAAAGACACTCACCTTTCTTGTAGCAAAAGCTTCTTCAATGTTACGAGGATGCTGAGATATTGTAAGCTGATAAGCTTCTGGGTTAAGTTTCTTTTTAGCTTTTTGAAATTCTTCATCTAAAGCTTGAAGAGCTTCCTCCACTTTAGAATTGCCATACTCATCTATATACGGAGGCATGCTCCATTGCTCAGGAATAAAAAGTCCTGTCACACCTATTGTACCATCACTATCTACTAGGTTAGTTTCTACACCATAGAACCCATTCTCATCTGGTTGAAGAATGTATTCTTTAAGAGGTTCGCATTGATCAAGATCACCCACTGATCCAGCTGCAATAAATTGTCCTGTAATAATGTGACCTGATTTAAGAGCTGGTTTCATAAACCCATAAGTGTCATCCATCTTAGGAGCAATACCAGCTTCTTCATGAAAGAAATACGTAACAGGTCCACCCACACCATGTGTAGGATCTTTCTCAAATGAATAAAGATTAATAGTAGATTTATTACCCTTGTAAGTATCCCTACCATTAATCCTCACTTTAATTTGTTGTTGCCAAGCTCCAACCTTCTCAGGTTCAGCTGGTCTATACCATGCTGTATGTTCATTAAGAAAGTTCTTATATTCATTAAGAAACTTCCAAGAACCTTTTTCATTAATGTAGTCTTTAAGACTTGCTCCTATCTTTAATACAGCTCCCTCTTCAAACCAATATTGATTAAGAAGCTTAGCCATATGAAAATATGAACTAGCTATCTGACGTTTCTTTAATATAATTGCATGTTTATAATGTAGCTCTGCTAAGTGTTCGTATAGAGCCATGTGGTATTGCGCATCCCTAACTTTTGCAAAATCAAAGCGCTTTTCTTCCTTATCATAAATAGGAAGAAAATTAAGCCACATATAATAATCACGAGTGATATACCAAGTGCTACCTTTAGAATGTACAATAATACCGTTACGACATTTGGCTTTTTGATCATCCCAATAAGTTATAAAATCTTTAGTTTTAATTGGAGCATCACAGTAATACTTTTGCTTTTGAAACTTACGAGCTTCTGCATTAAATATTAAACTTGTTTCATTAAAGTGATATTTACCAGGTTCCTTAAATAAGGGCACAAGAAAGTCTTTAAACTCTTCACGAGTAGCAAACATAGTTGTAGTCCATATTCCATCTTTGTATGTAGGAACTTCCTTATAAATACTATCCATTTAAAATCTCTTTTATTATTTCTTCATCCCCATGAGCTTTATAAAGAATATCTTTTAAATCAGAAATGTTTCTACTTTTTAATATCCTAGGATTTTCACCATCGCTCCAATATTCTGTATAAA